GTAAGAACTGCATGAACGTCTGTTTACCTACGGTAAGCGCTGCAAGTAAAACCACTTCACTATTGAGAACAGTACCCAGTGACGTGGTAGCACCAGTCTCAAGGGTGATGGTTAAGCTGGTGAGGGTGTTAAACGCTTCTGTAACCTGAATGAGGATAGGTACAGGTACACCCTTGCCCACGTCTTGCTTCAATGGCGCTTCACCACCGTAGGGAGTATCGGCAGCGCCGAGATCAATTACGTTGGTGGAGATTGCTGTAGCAGTGATCGATTGATCATCGCTGAACAGTTGTTGTGCTGATAGGATCATATATTTCCCCTTAGTAAGACTGCGTGGATTAAACCACGCGAGCCTCAGTGTTAAGAATCGCATCGGATTCGCGGATTGGGATACCACGGTAAGTCATTACTTCCTTACCTTCGATTTCCATTGGCTTCAAACGAATGAATGAATCCGTTGAACCTGCGTTAGTTGACAACGCATCCAGCGCTTCCAATACATCACGGTTACAGTAGATTGCCAACTTACCACCAGCTACACGACGAGATTGCAGCTTGTAGTAGGCTTTACGTAAGAAGTTATACAACTTCACTGAACCCGCTTGAATATCAGAAACGTCAATGTTTGCAACGCGTGCAACATAACGCCAATCCTTCACAGCCAAGCCGACGTTCCAGCGGAACAATTCTTCTTTAGCGTAGTAAGCGTTACCGCCTGCGTCAGTAACACGTTGTGAACCTTTGTCTTCACGGGTAACACCAGCTGTAGTACCTTTTGGATACAACAACGAACATTGGTTTTCACCCCATGAAATGAACCAGATTGATGTGTTATCTGAACCAGTACCACCAGCATCAATGATCTGGTTACCGTTAGGCGCAGACAATGTATTGAAACGTGGGGCAAAGCCCATGAATTCTTCTGGATCTGAAGCGCTGTTACCGTAGAAAATCTTACTGGTGACAGATTGGTTCATTGCTTCCAAGTAGCTCATTGCTTCAGATAGACGCACAGCGCCTTCGTTAGCAGAAATCGCCAGTAAGCGCTCGTCAACGGTACTTAAACCTTCAACGAAACCAGTGGTGTCTTCCACTTGGGCAGTACGTGACTTACCTTGTGGAATACCTTGATACAACTTACCCCATGTAACGCTCGGTAAACCGGTGCGCACGGTGTGGAGGTGAGTAGTACCTTTGTTACATTCAACCGCGATTGCGTCATCAAGAATCGGGTTCATTTCTTTCAGCATCTCGATAACTTCGACATACTGACCTTTACCATCTTGCTGTTTGTAGATGTCGATAAGATCGACAAACGTTGCGCCTAGAGTAGCCATGTTAAAACCTCATTAAGAGTTTGGGTATAAAACGCTTGCACGGTCTTTTTTACCACTATTTGTGGGGGTGCCAGTTTTACCTGGTGAATCCTCACGCATAAATGAACCGACTCGCGCCATGAATCGAATCATCTCAGGGTTGTTACCAATCCCGAAATCATCCAGCAGCTTTGTCAATTCTGGTGTACCCAATTTTTCAAGGGCGATACGGGCGGTAGCTACAGTTTCCTGCAACTTATCACCACCGATTTCATTATCCTTTTCAGTTTGAGAACGCCAGTCCTGCTTCAACTGATCGAAAGATTCGGCCTGACTCTTAATGCTGTTTTGGATCTGTAAAGCGTGAAGGTCAATCAGCTTTTGAGACTGTTCCTTGGTCGCACCCAACTCTTTAAAGATGGGTACAGCTTGGTCAAGGAGTGCAGAATCTAGCGTCATGCCTTCAGGCAACACAAAATCGGTATAAACATTATCGGTGTTAGCGTCACCTTCGCCAGCATCGGTGCTTGCTTCTGGCTTTTCAGCCTTCAGTTCAGCACCAGCATCGCCAGGTTGAGTGGCAACATCAGCAGCAGCGGGAACCCCCGCCGCGTCTGAATCTTGTGGAACACTCGCCGGATCCCCAGCAGGTGCATTTAAAATAGTATCAGTCATGGAAGTTCTCTTTTAATAATAGTTGGTATTCACCCGGTGCAGCATGTTTCAACTCATTTACCAAGTTGAGCGCTGCTGATCTGCGGCCAGCTTGGTACGCATGGTGCAGTGGGTCAATGTGGAATGTTTCACTGAAGCACCCCCACTGACGCAACATTCGTGCCATGAAACTGCGACCACCCTCAGTTTTCATAATACCAGTTATGTCAGCAATTTCAATAGCGCGTTTGTCTGTCATTATAACACCGCGTGAACGTGTGAATGAACGTGTGAATGAACGTGTGAGTGGATTAAACTACTAGAAACTGGTGATATACCTGCCTCGCTGATTACCCATTGATATTCGTAAACATTGCCTGACCCAGTACCAGTGGCAGGACGAAACCAGCTTGTAAACGTGCAAGCCTCTTTTACTGAGCCGCCGCCCTCAGCAGTTAAAACTAAATTAGGTGCGGGCATTGTCGCCGTGGGTGCTGGCTGCGAATACGCTAGCTCGCCACCTTCTACTGTAAAACCGTCTTGAGTGAGCCAATCAGTCAATGTAGCAGGATCGCTAGTGATTGCCCCTGCATATGTCAAAACTGTTTCACTAGCCTTCTTAACTAGCGCTTGCGTACCGCTTGCGCTTTCTGATCCGTAAGTGAAAGTGAATGTAAGCGTATCACTATTGATCGGCCAATCTTCGGCCTCAATTCGATCCTGAATGCTAATATAAAATAAGTCTTTATCGCCGCCAGAATCAATAGTGGCCGTGATTGACTTAGCGCCGGACGCATATGTGGCGGTTACACCAGTTGGTTTTGCAGTGAAACCTTCGGCTTCAATTGCGATTCCCGTCTGACCTGCGGTTATTGGGTTGCCGCCGTTGATGCTTGTTATTTGCTGTGCAGCTTCATAAAAAACAGCGGTTGAAAACTGGTACATCGGAGTGCCGGAGTCGCTTCTTGTGTAGCCGCTTACTGTGCTTCCTGCGCCCGAGTAATTTGATAAATATAAATGTTTTAATGACGGGTGCACAGCGCTTGTGGCACTACCTATTAGCGTTGCCGATCCGCCAGCGGTATATGTTGTTGAGGTGGTGTCATAATCAGGCTCCCATCCCGTTGTCGCCAGAGTCGCCAACACAATGTCGTTAGCAGATATGTCATTAGTTAGCGATGGATCGTAATATGCGGTCGGGACAGGAACCCCCATTACTTCAACATAGCCATCAAAAAAAGACTTTTGATAATTTTTTAACGGATTGGACGGAAATGCAACCAGCGAAGATCGCAATACAGTAAAACCAAAATTCAAATAAGTGTAGTTATCTGATGCAGTTGTGATATTTGCTGTAGCTGACGACTCGGCTAAAATATAAAAATCGTGTAGGAAAAATCCGCATTGCAAAGTTCTGTCACCGCACGGTACTGCTGTTTGCCCATTCCATGTTGGCGACGAAAAAAGTGCTGATGCAGTGTCACGGTACGCCAAAGTTATAAATATAATGTCGCCCGCAACGGCTGTAGCGCTATGAGATGCAGAGTTTGATAAATCTGAGTACGGGTAAAACCCGCTAGAAATAATTGACGTAGACATTACGGCACCGCGATAGTTTTAGTATCGACTAAAACCCCATTATTAAAAACATGCAAATATGCTGTAGCCCCTTGAGCAAAGCTTCCGCGTTTTGGCTTGTAGTATATTAATTCATCGCTCCATCCACCCTGCAAGTCTTCCTGAGCGCACCATTTTGTAGATGCTGAATAAGTTGCGCTGTCCGTCATTACAACCCTGCTACGCGACTCGGAAATATAAAGCTCGTCAATTGAATATGTAATCAGTGGGCTACCGTCAAGGCCGTTAAGCGGAAGCAAAATCCATGCGGGCATTGTCTGATTTGTGCTTGTTAAATATGGGCGATTTACCCACTGCGTAACAATTTTATTATCTATTCGCTCGCAAAAATAACAATCACTATTGTTTAGTGTGCCAGTGTAAAACTCAAGCTCGTAAAAATGCCATACCCCATTTGTATAAGCGTCTTCTGGGCTTGAGGTTGTGCCGGACATATTTGCACTATAAGAACTGATATCACCGTTATTTATTACTATCTCGCCACCAGCGCTTTGAGGTGTATTTGCACTACTTGCAGATGTGTATGATGCCCCCGCGTGAGGGTATCCGCCATAGACATTCCCGCCGCCAACGCGTGCAAATTTCCAAACAGCACCCCCAGAAACGGTACCGCTAATATGTAGCCAGCACGATAATGTTAGGCCGGCCTTTCCGCTAAGATTTTTAAACACCTTGGGGAAATCGTTAGCGCTGAAATTATGAATAATTGATTTGGTTCCGCTGTGAGGGTTTGATGCTGCTATTGACGACCCAGCTTGAATAGACCAATTCAAATCACCGACACTAGAACCGACTGCACCCAGTGCCCTACTCTCAAAATCATCATAATAAACTGACTCGGTTTTAGCGCCAAAACCAGTGCCAACAATTGTTGAGTAGTCGTTTATATTGAAATCCCATTGCAGCAATCCCGTTGCCGGATTTCTCCCCCACGCTGCTAAATTTTTAGTTGTCATTCTTTCACCTGCGAATTATGTAAGACCGGGTGCGCATCACCAGATAACCGTACCGGTCGCCGCAGTAGCCGATAGTTGGATCTGCACTAAACCGTACACAAATGAAATACTGTTGATTGTATTCGCGGGTACCGTACCCAGTGCCGCCCAGCTAGATGATCCTGACAATTTACCCTCAACTGTCAATGTATTCGGTCCATCGTTCTGAATCGAAATCTCACCATTGGGGTTGCTTGGATCAATGGGTGTTTTCACATCAATTGGCTGAGGGTTACCTGTTGTCACGCTGAATATTTGTATACTCATCACATTAATCCTGAATTTTTAAGCGCCATACCCAGCGCGTTATCCTCACCAATGGAGGTGTCTGATACTGTCTTGGCAGTTTGCGCCATTTGAGCAGCTTGTTCTTGCATCATAGCCGCCTGCTGCTGCTGTTGTTCAGCCGCTATGATTTGTTTAACCTCATCATCACCACGGACCACGCGAGGATTAACACCCATCGCTTCAGCATACTCATCAAGCGCCTGCTGTGCATCGTACTTATGACGTGAATCTGGCCATATCTGCGCAATCTCAGTAGCAAACCCTGTGAGGCGTTCCAACCCACCAACCGCTACCATACGTTGAGCCTGCGCGAGAATCGATACATACTGCACGGACATCTCGACACCGTTCATCTCAGGTGGTGGGGGTGGTAGCACCCCTGCACGCTGTAGAATGCTAAATGTTCTGTCGATCAGCGGATCTAGTAGCTCGTTGTGTAGACGCTCAAGCACTGGCCCAAGCATCAGCAACTTTTCTTCTTGCTTCTCAGCAACCTCGCGCGCGGTGATCTGGCGGCGGTCACTGTTAATCATCATCAGGAACAAATCTTCATAGAAGGTGCGTTTCACACGCTGCTCAACTTCTTGGTTCAGGCTCACCATTGCATTCAGGTCTGGTCTAAACCCCTCATAGATTGACTTCACACCTTGGTTCTGTCCATTTACCCACACAATTTGACCGGGTTCTAAGTTACCGCCAATCTGTGTTTTGAGTGACACATCACCCTGCATCGGTGGGTGTACGATCATATCAAGCGCTTGGTACTTACGCTTCTCACCAAGTTGCAATGCTTTTGCATCACCGAGCGCATCCATACCTGGGCACGATGTTGCATAAATATCTTCACCGGTCACATCCCAACGTGGCGCCAGAATCGGGAACTCATCAAACCCAGATTCATTTAAGAATAGAGTCTGGTCACCCTTGGTCGATGTCTCATAATAGACTGATCTGAACTTTTTGTTTTTCGCCCATGGTGACTGTGAATCACGGTCGTCATTGGGTTCAATAGCGTGAACAATAGGTACCCATGCTTCAGTGTTACCGCGCTTCCATTGGTCATTGACAGCACTTGAACATTTCTCAGCACCATACTCTTTAATCAACTGACCAACGGTTCGTTCATATTCAAGGTAGAAAGTATCAATCTCACTGAGGCCATTGGCGCCAATCATGTAACTACCAACGGTGTACGGGCGGCAACGAATCACGTTCTCATAGTCAAAGTACACACCCATCGGTGCAGTACCGAACACCCCCAACTCTGAATAAACAGTGTGGAGTGCGTTGTAAGCGTTCGACTGACTGAATACACGATACATTATCGTTTGAACATCGTTCAACCAGCGCTTCACTGCTGAGTATTCATTCAACTCAACATTGGCGCATTGCAACTTAAACCATGGGCGCGCTGGTGATGTGATACCAGCCATCATGCCCGCTGCCATTGTGCGCGCGGCCATTCGTGACGTGTTGTTGTATTGGTTCTGTAGATGTTGATAACCCTTGTTGCGATCACTGGTGAGGAATCGACCACGCGCTGCGAGATGATGGTCACTAAGTGACTGATACACTGGGATAAACGATGACCGCTCTGATCGTAGCGCCTCAAGTCGTTTATTGTAACTCTTGATAGTTGGCATAGTTATTGCCCTAATAGCGTCTTAACGCCAGTACCAGTGGTAGCCGTATCAGTAGCACCTTGCGTGGTGGTTAGGATAGTCGATGATGCTCTGCGACGTTTAGCCGCTGAAGCCATTGATAGACCTGACGGGTCAGCCATTACAGGCGCTTCAGGTAGTCGTGGCGCTGGCGCTGGTGCGTTTGGTGATCCACCCATACACATATTGAGTACCCCCTTGTGCAATTAATACACCAATACTACTACATATTTTCTAACGGGTCATACTCTTTTCTACTGTTAGTCAGCGCTTCACGCGCCCATGGTGCAGCATCATTGTAACCACGCGACTGTGCGAGTGGTGCTACAGGGTGCGCGAACGTGAGATAGAGCGCATCGGCCCAGTCTGGTGAGCAGCCAAGCCGCGCCTTCATCAGCTTCTTAGACTCAACGATCAACCTATCTTTAGCGTCATGACCATACTCACGCACTGTTAATTCTGTTTCAAGCTGGTTTTCATCAGGGATACACCCGCCATTCATTATCCAGTCGCGACAACGCGCACCCATCTCAGACACTTTGTTCGCATACTTCTTTTCATCATCAGCAACATGACCAAAACCAACATCAGTCACAGGGTAACCGAGTTGACGCAATCTATCGCCAATTGGGCCACCAATACCCGTCACATCAATGAATATACGATCCGGTCTATGTCTATCAAATATAGTGGTAAGCATGGAAACAACACGCATAGAGTCGCGCGACTTCTCGCCCGGTATGCGATACGCTTTTTCTGATTTAGCATCTTTACCCCGTCTAAATTGAATCATGCAGTTATCTTCGCCGCCGCGCGCAATATCCACGCCGCATATCAACGGATCATCACCCATGTAGATTGCAGTACGTTTGCGGGCAGCAACTACATCATCACCGGGGATGAACTGCATATCACCGGCACGAGGGAATTGACCTTTAACACGTACCCTGAAAAAGTCGGAATCTTCACCCCAGTCACGCTCCCACTCATCAATAAGTAGCTTGTTGGTCATCTTAGCCGTGCGACTATCAATTTGTTTACAGTTCCACGTGTTGTGATTAAAGAAGCACTTGCGGAATGCACCAGTGTTACGTGTTGGGTTCCCAAAGCAGAAGAACATAGGTTCACCATCGGTGAGTCCTCCTTCGGCTACTTCCCATATCTTGTCAGGTATTGCAGATGCTTCATCGAATAGATAGAACGGGGTTGAGTTTGCAGCATGTAGACCAGCAAATGACTCACTGTTTTCTTCACGGCATGTCTGTGCATCTACGCGCCATGATTCAGGCCACGATTTATGATACATCGACATCGATCCTTTACCGCTGTTCAATTCAAACCAGTGGCCCACGATGCAGCGCTGCTTCCACTTCGCCAGTTCTGACCATGTTTTAGTGCGAAGCTGTTCGCCGGTGTTAGCGGTCACGATCCCTTTAGCATAGGGTCTTGTGGCCATGA